CTGGCTGATGTTTCCATGTATGCCACGGCATACTAAGAGTATCAACTAGTTCTTCCTTTAACAAGTTCTGCTTCTGCTTTCTTTATCTTTTCCTGATTGTTATTGAGCCACCATATTCCTGACCGCATGTTAGCAAAGCCTAGGATTATTTCTATGTCATTCATGTCCCCAGGATCTTTAGCTAATACGTGGTCGTAGGAGAATACCCATATTTTTGCGCGGCCACGACACTCTCTGCATATTCTAGCTGTCTCACGAATTCCCGCACTATCTGAATCAAGCGTGAGTGCAACAACATCTGCTCGTTCGAATACAAGGGAGAGCTGAGTATCGCTGATTTGTAAGCCTGAGCTAGCCAGTCCACATCCTGCTCCGAAATCAGAGACGCGCACAGCATCAAGTGGCGACTCGACAAGGATAGCGGTGCTGCCATCTGCAAAAGAATCCAGACCAAATAGCGTTTTGGATTTTCGTATACCCGCTGGATAATTTCTGAAAAGTCTTGTGTCATTGAACTTCTCCTGCCATCCCCATAGTTCGTATGAATAAGGATCTCGTATCGGTAATATCCATGACCTGTTTACCGCATTCCATCTAACACCGAACTTCTTAGCCAGGTCAGGATTTATGTTTCTTCCGGTAAGAATCTCTTCCGGTATGTCTGTGAACATTGCCATGTCTGCTTCAGATATCTTGAAACTAGGCGGCGCAAAGTTCTTAGCCTCATAATCTTCTATCCACTGATCTGCCTTAGCCCATCCTACTATCTCATTGACATAGATTACTGATTGCGGATACGGGATTCCTTTCTGATGAGATACCAGATGAGCAAGGTTCCCTCTAGCACCACAACTAAAGCAGTGATGTAATCCTGTTCGCAGATTAATATACCAGCTAGGATGCCTGTCGGGGCTATGATAGGGACACGCAGCAGTAGCCTCCTTGCCATAGACATTATACTTAATCCCTAATTCGTCTAGTATGTGTATTATCTGCACTAGTAAATCCAAACTTAGCTGTTACTTCATTTTCCCTGCCAAGTAAATAAGGATGCTCAAAATCAGTTGATACAGAAAGACCGCCCTCCATCTTAGGCTTATCTTTATTATCGTCGTGATCTTCTAATTCCCTCCTGGCTACTTCTTTCCTTATGTCATAGACGGTATCAGCTATGACTATCTTTATGTATTTCCATGCTGCTGCCTTAAGTAATTCAAACATTCAAGTCCTCCAGTTTCGCAACGATGGAAACAAAGTTCATCGTATCCCAGTCAACATCAAGCACAACTGTGTCAGGCCATTCATATCTTGAATACACAGTGTTTATGGTTATCTCATCTCCTTCCTTGTCCTGTCCTAGAACAAGGTCAGATGCCTTAAGCAGTCCTGTACCTGAAGCAATAGTTCTTGCTTCAATTCCGTGCTTAGATGAGTACTGCTTCTCCTGAACCTGAGTATTAACGAATACAACTATCTCTTCTTCCATTGCAAGTTCTTTTAGTGCATCAGCCACATTCTCGTTAGCCTGCCAGTCTGATGTCATCCTTCCTGTCTTAGTATCAACCATGAAAGAGAATCCGTCAATGTAAACGATATTAGGGTTGTACTGAGCTACTTCTTCACGTATGACATCAACAGATATGCCAGCCCTCTTCCTTGAAATAAGGAATCTTCCTTCTTCTTCAGTTAAAGTGCTGCCGAATGTTCTTACTCTTTCTTTCTCGTCACTCCTGAGCCTCCCTCTTCTCATACGAGAGGGAGACACGCCTGCTCCTAAGCACAGTACTCTCTGATGAAACATTGAAGTATCCATTTCAACTGAGAATACCAGTACTGTATAACCTTCTTTCCAGGCTGCAAGTGCTGAATTGATTGTTGACCATGACTTACCGGACTTCTGTCTTCCCATCAACGTTACGAGCATACCTGGCTGGAATCCGAAGAAGTCTTCATCTACTGAGTCAATACCAAAAGGTATTCCCATCTCCAGCTCAGTCTCAAGAAGATGTTCCAGGTCGAAAGAAGATGATGATATATCATCAGCTCTTGCTTTCCTGTATCTTATCCCCTGTTCCAGGTGAAGTAGTGATGCTGCCTCATTGATGCTTCCTTTATCGTGAAGATCAATAGCCCTTCCTATTACATCAGCTACTAAAAATGATGCTACTTTTTCTTCTGCCAGCTCTACTAGTTCTTCTATCGGAATTATGCTACGAGAGAACTTTAATGTTTCTTCAGGGAAGTGCTGACGGAATGTTTCTAATGCTGGTATGTTCCTGTGCCTTGAGTAATGACTGAGCAGCCATTTGAATGCTTGCTTATCAATACCCGTGAATATAACACTGGCTCCTGTATTATCTCCCTCTAGCCATGACTTGTTAAGACCGGCATCTAATACTATCTTGATATCACCACCGCTAAGAATGCTGTGAAGTATCTCTCTTCCAGTGTTCAATCTTTCCCTTGCTTTCTTCTTCTGTTCTTGGCCTGTTCAGTATCTCGTATGTCTGCTTCTGTTCTTCTGTCTTCCTAGATGGCTTTACCCCCTTATCTGTCAGCGGTACCCTGATACCTGTTTTTCTTAAGTTATCCCTCTTTATACTATCGGTAACATATTTCTTAAGGTAATCAAATACTACTACACTACAGAAATCATTAATATTATGACCGTAATCAAAACCATTATTAATATTCCAGTAGTTAAGTATCATACCTGCAATAATATTCAGTATAAGAGTCTGTATACCCGTGACAGTAGTCTCGTCAGGTATGATACCGCATATACCGGTGGTACGCGCGTGCGTGTATTGTACATCATCTGAGCGCAGTAGTAAACACAGGTCAGGATCTTTGGAAACACGAGAGTACAGCTCAGTGTACACGATCGGCCGACCTGGTATCTTGTATCCATCATCTTCCGCTAGCTGCTCGAAGTACAGGGTAAAATTCCATATATCAGAGTCAAGTCCGTCAGGCATGGCATCACGGTCATACAGCTTACGATCACCGTTGGCATGATTGTACCTGGATTCAGGTTTCCTGTTACGTAACTTGGATTCCTTACCCATGCACTCTCCTTTCATGTTCTTCGCATTCCTTTACTATAGAATGCACAGAAATATTACTCGGCCCCCAGTTTACATTATTATTGCATCGAATGCACCATATTCCTATATCCTCCGTAGATGCATAAGTCAGGTAGTTAGATAGATTCATCTTTATGTTCTTTTTCCACGTGTTCTTTAATCTTATTGAAGATATTCTTCAGCCTCACCGGGTTGACTGACTGCAATTTTCCTATAGAACCATGCTCAGGGCATTTAATTACAAACCACGTGCCGAATGACTCTACTTCGAATTCTTCTATAGATGCTAGTGCTAACCATGTCATGTCAGGTCCCTCTCTGATTTAACTACTCTTCCCTTAGTACCATAGGTAAGAGAATGGTCAGGATCAGGGTCGTAAACTCCGATAACAGTTTCATCTTGTATTATCAGTTTAGCCAGCGATACCGGGGCTGAGGCGATGCATCCCCTTACTAGTATTCCCATACCGGACATGAAATCTTCTACTGCCTCTGCCATTCCGTGTCCCATCCATGTTACAAGGTAAACATTAATGTTCTTCTTGTTGCACAGATAAGCCAGCCTGTTGAACATAAGATGATCGATAATCATCAGGTCAAGGGCATCTTTGTATTTCTTGTCATCGATAAGCTCATAGAAATTACCGCTGTCTTCCGGTAGCTTTCCTATTAACTTATCGAATACGACATAAATTCTCGGAGCTGCCTGATTAGACAGGTCCCCGTTAAGCATTGCCGTTTTCCTCTAGCAGTCTTAGTATTCTTTCTGATTCCTTCAGCTCTGTAGTCTCGACTTCGCACTCACCTTTAGGGCAATCACGATCACAGTCACCGAATATTCTGCACATTTTCATCTGGCGCTGCCCCCTTACTGTTTGCGTAATCTTCCAGACTGCAATACCCGTCTGGGCAAGACATCTGGTTGAACAGTCTCTTAGCGCACATATTCAGGTCGCTCTCATAACAATTCATTTGACTCATCCTCCTTAGTTCTGATATCATTAGAGGCAGGGAGGTCCCCCTCCTGCCTCCCATGGCACCACGGTTAAGTTGAGCTATTCCTTCCGTGGTGCCTATAATTTTCAGTCACCTTCACCGCAGCCGTAATGACACCGATTTAAATGATTCCAGCAGTGGTTTGACTTGTCATCTAACTGGGATTCACATTGCCAGCAGTCACAGTCACACCATGTCTTATGACATAGATTCCAGTTCGTCATTTGTCAGCCATATTTCTTCTTCTCCTGGCCTTGCCTTAGACTTTCCTGCTTTACGCAGCTTACCTGTCTTAGACTTGTAGTATCTAGTCTTTACTGCTACTTCCAGGTCACTGCCATCTTCTAGATGTACAGTCTTTGTTTCCGTGGCTACATCCCTAGTGCCATTCGTGTAAGTAGTCGGATGCAAGTTTTCTCTTACTCTTATAGCGTTATGCAATTTCTTTTCCGCTTCTTTCATTTCTTCTAGCGTAGCCTCGCTCAGATCGATTCTAAGCCAGCCATCGCCCGTACCCTTGTCGTCCCTAGGGGTTGGGCCTGAAACTGCCTCAGCGTCGTTCTCAGAGCCGCGCGGGGGCATGTACGAGTACAGCGCACGTGACAGGTCGAACACAGGTATCTCTGCTGATGCTATCTGATACAAGAGATCTAATTCTTCTGCGTTTAATGTTAATTCTTCATCTGCATACGGAAGAAACATGTCTTCGATCAAGTCATATATTAATTGTTTCTGTACCTTACTTGATGCTGTTATGCATACTATCATTTTCCCTCCTAAAGCAAACGGGGTCGCAAGACCCCAGCTAAGATACTACCACGTCCAGTGTCCGCTGTCAATACCTTTGTCCTAATTTTTATTTAACTTTATGCTATAGGCGGTGTATTGTACAGTGGTGAATCAAATGTAATTCCAAGCGGAGTATGACCGTCAAGGATATTAAGAACAGCATTCTTCTTTAGCTGTTCCTGATCATAGTAATATGATCTGGAAAGGTTAACTGTTCCTTCCCATGAATAGTTCGTGCCGAATGAACCGTCAAAGTAGAATTGCAGTAGTTCACCTGGTTCTACTAGCACAGCATCAATCCACATGGTTGTTGGGTATGCTACATCAGCCGCAGATGCAGACGATACCTGAAGTATATGAGTGTCTGTTGTTGCCGTGAAGATGCAGTTGATCCTGAACCATGTTGTAAGAGGGAGATCTAGTATCTGGGAGATACCACCATACGGTCCTTCATCATAGCCGCCGAAACTATATCCTGTACCACCGGTAGCCAGTACGGATGTTGCTCCTGAACCTACAGACATCAGTATGTTCTCTAGTCCCTGGCCTGCTTGCACGTATGCTGATGCTATGTATGTCAGTCCGGGTATGAGATTAGGCACTGATATCTGCGCACCATCTCCGTTACTGTTGACTGCTACTTTAAGGCTTGCTACTCCTGCTGTCAGTATGTTGTCATCATATTCAATAATCTGGCCCACTGATGTAGTTGCATCTCTTGACAGTGAAGCCGAACCCAGTGCAGACCATCCGGAAGTATTAGTTTCAATAGACGGGTTAGTAATGAAGTTAAGCCGGTCAGGCTTGATCAGCGCATGAATAGCCCTAGGAGGATCGAACGATGACGGTGCTGGCTGTGAGTATCCTGTCGTAATAGGAAGTATTTCTGTCTGTATCCTTGACAGGTTAACCGTACCGTTATTAGGCAGTGATGAGAACAGCCATCCCGCTGCCATGTATGCAGCCCTGTTAAATAGTAGCTGACCGTTGGATACCAGGTAATCAACTGGAGGATAGAAAATTCCCCAGTTCCTTGAGTATGTTCCTCCGGTAGTTGATGCAGTTCCCGCTGTGTTCCATGATATATATGTCTGAGCAGGATCAGGATCGGTTAACTGAGCTACAGCAAAATCTTTCACTGCGCCTACAGGACCAGGACCATTAGCGAATACTAAATCATCAAAGGTCTGGTTAGGACCAGACTCAGCAGTGATGAAAAACTTCTGCCCAGTTTGTAATATGTTTACCAGGTCGGGAGAGGCTAGTATGTTGGATGACGCTACTACAGGATTCTGGAACTGGCATATTGACACGCCTCCCCAGAAATCTTCCAGCCATTCACAGCCATCCTGGTCACCATCACAATAAGGATGACATGGAGAAGAGTCTTCAATCTGGATACCGTTAACCCAGAACTGAGCTGGCTCACCGATAGTATTGTTTACTACTATCATGTACAAAGTCTGACCCGGTGAGCAGTCAATGCCTGTTAGCTGCACTCTTTGCCATTGCTCAGTCAGAGTCACAAGAACGGAAGCCTTGATAGTACCGCCAGGATTAACTGCTGCTGATACAGTTACAAGACCTGATCCTTTAATGTGCAGTGATGCTGAGCAGATAGCATCATGAGGTATGATACCGCCAGCAGTTATACATCCTTCGCCTCCGCGCTGGCCAGGACATTTAACGAAACAAGACTGGTTACCGTACTTGATGTTAGTCTTGTCAAGCTGGATAGTAGCGCCAAGCGTTGAGTTGAATCCTTCTAGTCCAAGCTGGAACGCCGGGTTTCTACAGAAGTTTGAGGTAAATGGCATTATATGTTCTCGTTAACTATTCCAAATGTAGTACTTGACTGGTTGAACGTTGAAGTTACCTGTAGTACCTGAGTGTTGTTCTTGAATACAGTGATGGTTGAACCGTTGCACTGCACGTTTATCCTGTCCCCTACTACAGCAGGAGATGAATAGGTTCCCAGTGTAGACAGAGTGCCGCCAGATCTTTGCTTCAGTGTCGTCATGTCAGCGCGAAGATAGTTATTGTTGTCCGTGTACCTGATTACCAATCCCGTTGACTGGCCACCAGTCGGAGAGGTTACGAAGGTCAAGCCAACCTGTGCGTTGGCATTCCCTGTGTTCACTGTTGCTATTGACCGGGTGCCTGTTGATGTCGGGTATGTGCATCCTGTACCGAAGGGAGATACACTGAATGACCCAGTTTGCTGCGTCCATGAATTTCCTCCGTCATTTGTCTCTCTTGCTGATAGTGTTCCCCCAGCGCCTACAGTGAATGAATCATAGGCTAGCTGGTTAGGTATGCCGACTGATCCTGCTACGGGATTACGTGCTATCACTCTTGTTATGTAGTTGCCGCCAGCATCATACCATTCTACGAACGGCACTACTGATACAGCAGATGATGCTGTTTCGTAAGCGGAGATGCAGATTCGGAATCTCTGGTCAAATGACAGAGGTGCCCAGTCTTGTGATGATGCTCCTGGAGATGCGTAAGGAGGCACGGTATTAAGAGAAGATCTCAGGGCTATGAACGGCTGGTTGTTATAAGTGACAATTTCGTTAGGCTGGTACTGAACTGAAGGATTCCATACTTCATTGAATCCCAGGAACGGAATAGGAATACCATCAGCCATCGCCTGATATTTATCAGGTGCGAAGTTAGTTGTTACAGTTTGCTTGTCAGCTATAGTCCTTGCCACAGACCTTAGCCAAACATCAGTTGAAGAACCGTGAAGGTTTGATCCTTGCAGTGAATTGAATGTAAGGTCTGCCGTATTAAGAGGATCAGGAGTTCCCAGTAGTTCTGCTAATGAGTTAGCTGCTGGTGCCCCGTTGGACAAGTTGGGATACAGTATCTCCCATGTTGACGGGTAACCTGTTGCTGAGTTCAGCAGGAAGGTATTATCTGATACACCTACAACTGGCTGCCACCATGTATTAGAAGAGTTAGATCCTGATGGTGCATTGCCTATGTTGGATGCGTTGATGCACTTGTACCAGAAATTCCCGAACTGAACATACTCACCTGTGTGATAGTTGAGGTTTGCGGACCAAGGCTCGAAGAACGGATCAGCAAAATAAGACTGATCATTGTTCAGCATCATATTAGGGCCGACAGTTATATCCGCTGACCAGCCTGTAAGAGCGGCAAGCTCAGTAGCAATCCCTGCTGTAGTTCCTCTTGTCTTGTTAACGTCAGCATTAAAGTAAATGGCTTTTCGCAGAGTGTAAGGATGTATGTCGGGATTGATGTCAATATTGAACTGGTCACCCATTTTATACAAGTCATTAAGAGGTACCTTCCATGGGTCGTTAACATTCTGGTATGTATCATACTGAGTTCTCAGGTAGTCGAAGCCCCAGCCGCATATGTTCATGAACTTAGACAGGAATGAATTACCTGTAGGGTCAACTACAAGTTCATTCTGAGCATTGATATCCTGCACGAACAGATTAGGGATAAGCTCTTGCATCATGATAGATGAATTGTAGTTAGCTATCATGAGGCATCCTGTTACACCAGAGCGTACCCACTCATCGATCGCTGAGTTAACCAGCACATAGAATCCATAGTAATGATATGCACCTGGAACTATGCTGTTATCAACAAAGTGGTCACCTGGATAACCCGCCGTCGTATCTATTAATACCTGTCCGTCATCTTGGTCAACAGGTGCTCCGAACATGTTCTTGATGAGACGGAAACCCTGGATTGTTCCTGATGGCTTATTCCATGAGACAGTTATCTCTGAATACGATGTTGGTGTTGCCGTGAAAGGATCAACACGGTAGACAGGAGGGATGAAATACCCATAAGTTTCGGTTCCATAGAGTGTTACTCCGTAAACAGCCACTAGTTATCCTGACGTGAAGTTTCCTGAGACAGTCTTAATCATGATTGCCTTGAATGACATATTGTTTAAAACATGACCGGGGTTGCTAGTTCCGTTCTCGCCTAGCACTGAAAGCCTGTCTCCTTTATTAAGAAGACCTTGCCATGTAACAGTAGTTCTTCTGGGTCTTTTGCCGAATAGCCACCATCTAGGCTGAATGAATGAGAATGGTGTTCCCTGAGGTACCGGAGTAATTTCCCCGTTGAATACCTCATAGGCAGGGTTGACAGGTACCTGGTTGCCAGAGAATTCCCAGTCAAGGAATTCTTCGTGCAAGATGTTACCGAAACCATTCAGGCATAGCATGTGATGTGAGAAGCCATCACTCCACCATGACCAGTTAGTTGTAGCTGTTACAATCCACCATCCTGCGGCTGGAGCTGTAATATCCGTTCCGTTATAGCAGTTGAAAGGATCGAAGTGAACGAACCAAGGAAACAATGATCCTGATGTGGTATTGGGACATGTGAATGAAGAGTTACCCAGAGATACTACAGGCAAGTTAGCATTGTCCATGGCATCTGAGATACGAGTAGAAATAGACGAGTACGTGATAGGCGCTCCACCTTGCGGAGGCTTAGGTTCCACGTTAGGTGTCGTACCTATAGTAGTTTCGATTGCTTCGATCTCTGATGCTAACGGGTTAACATCTTCAGCGAAGACAATATCTTCCTGATCTACCCTGTCAGTCCACGGGAAGATACCGTTCGGGTAGACAGCTTGTACATTTGATAGAGGCATTATGTTAGGATTCCTCCGCTAGCGTTGATGAATATGTTTCCTGACACAGGAATCTCGGATAGCCTGAACTGTATAGGATTAGTGTTGGCTTGTATTGCGTCTTCTCTTGTCATGATATTTATGACAGTATAGACAACGCCCGGCACGCTCATTACCGCTGAGTAAAGAGCTGATACCTGAAGCAGTTCACCGAAAGATGAATTAGGAGGTGACAGCACAGCTTGCAATGCTGTTGTTACGTTGGCTACAACCACTCCCTGATTATAATTCGTAGCCACCTGCAAAGTAATGCCGTTACCTGTTGCCCCTACGTCCACTGGTATAAGTGCTGGCGCTCCTATGGTCAGTGTTGTGCCAGCTAGTATCTTATCCGAGAAATAGGTCTGCACATCTGCCTGTAGTCCTGTGTCTAGTGGCTGGTAGTTTGGTCCTAGAGCGAACAAGGTTACTGATGTCGAATGATTAGCTACAGCCTCAGACATCAGTACACCAGGAACATTGAGAGCAAGAGAAGCGAAGTCATTTGTTGATACAGCTCGCTGCTGTACCTGATATGACTTGGGAGCATTAGCCCTGATCTGATCGTTAGTCTCAGGATCAGAGCCGCCAGTCATTGCTGTTGACTGGAAGAGTGTTGATCCTGCTGAAAGGAAAGGAACAAAGACTCCGGTGATGGGAGTGATGAATGTTCCAACTGATCCTGAAGGCTGGTTTCCCGCGCTTCCCACGCCGATCGTGTATGTAGCTGAAACGATAAGTCCGATACCTGGTATTGCTCCATTTATATTATCCCCGAAATTAATGTTAGTCATCTGATTCTCGTCTACATCTATTGAATAGACAAGATCAGTAGACTTAGCATCTACTAAGAAGTTAACAGCATTCCACAGCACATTCCCGCCTGCTGATGAGACGAATACTGATACAGTCCCGTCCTCTACATTAGACTGGGGTATCTGGAATGACTGACCTGCTGTGCCGTTAGATATTCCCAGTGCTATCTGAGTGAATGTCTGACCTTGCGTTACAGTCATGGTAGTCGTGCCACCATTAGCAGGAACAGTTACGTCATTGTCAGTCTCGTAAATGATAGGCTGGTCTGATGCTGTAACAAAACTTGTAGTTATCTGCGTACCTGCTGGAATATCTATGGCAATACCAGGATTGATTGTCTGGAATGTCACAGTCCCGGTTGCAGGTGAGCCGTTAGTAGGAATGTACCCTAGCAGCTTAGCTATGTTAAGTATTGAAAGTCTCTGAGTTGCCGTAGGAAGATAAGCTTCCTGAGTCAGCCTGTCTCCGTAGAAAGAAAGGATATCTCCCATGTACGCGAATAGCTCAACAAGCATCACGCCGAAGTCACCTTCAGATGATGTATCCCATTCAGGGAATGCTACCTGAGCATAGTTAAGCATCGATGTTACGAAGCCAAGCCAGTCCTTTGACGTGTAGTCAATAGTGGTCGGAGGCTGGAGAGCTGTATAGAAATTAGGATTCTGGGCAATGATTGGTGTCTGTACTAAGTTAACCGTAGTCATTTAGTTCTGTACCACCTTTCCGCCGATTTCAACTGTCGCCACCTGGGCTGGCGTCAAAGATGGGTCATTAGATAAAGTGAATTGCACGTCTACTCCGATGATACCTACGTCTGACTGAGTAGGAATGGCTCTTACGCTGTCTAGTACTATAGAAGGTTCCCATCTGGTGATAGCCTGCTGGATTTCATTAGATAGCACAGCCTGATTCTGGACGATATCTGGTGCGAATACAAATGATGGAGCGTCCACACCATATTCAGGCTGCATTACTCTTTCTCCAGGATAAGTACCTACCAGGGATTCAACCCTGTCATTAGCTATCTCATTAGGATCATTAGTAATCTGCACTGTGCCATTAGGAGTCAGCGCGAAAGGAACTGAAAAGTTTGTCATTATGATACTACCAGGGTTCCGTTAAATGATATGTGCGTGCCTGATATAACACCGCTGATTCTAGCATTACCGCTAGTGTCTACGGTTAGCACAGGATTGTTCTGGTTAACCAGTGTTTCAACTTCTATGTTTGATGTACCATGCTGGTGAGTACCGTTAGCAACAGCAAAACTTCCGCTGTCGTGAAAGTGCTGGCCGTTGATTACAGAATATGATCCTGCACCGTGGGAGTGGGAACCTGATCCTGAAGCTGATGCAGATGTGCCATTGATTCCTCCGTTAGGCAACCCGTCAGTGCCAGAGTTACCGTTAACTGTACCATCAGCAAGACCTGAAACATCTGTCTCAATGCCAACAGACAAACCTGTGTAGATGTTGTTGTTATTCCCGGCCGTAATAGTTACCGGAACAACCTGAGATCCTGATGATGAGAATGTTCCTGCTGGCAGTGTTGCTATCAGAGTGTTATCTGTAGGAGTACCACCTTGGATGTGGCCTACTATCTGTGCTACGCCAGTTGATACAACTCTTACCTGTGCTGGTATCATCCCGCCAGAGTTAGACCAGCCTGCTTGCAATGACAATGACTGCCATGCTCCCGGTCCTATGTTATTTATCTGATTCTGTATAGCATTGAAATCTGAAGTGAAATCTGTTCTTACCCAGATAGGATGGTTAACGTCCCCTCCTGCAAAGTACGCATGAACCATTGTACCAACAGGCGGTATGTCACTAGGCTTGTATCCTAATGGCCTTGCCCAGTTAGATACAGCATCTCCTAGAACCTGAGGAACGAACATCTTGATTCGTCCTTCGCCTAGCGGATCATTGTTCTGGACACACGATGCTAAATAAATACCGTGCCATTGCTGCTTAGGCTGAGTGCCTACAGTGCCAAGGATACGAGA